ATTAGTAACAATGTAGAAGTACAACAAAAAATTCAGTATTTCTGTATTCCAGCTATGCCAGATGCAGGCGTGACTGCTAACCATTATGTTGAAATTGCAAATAATATAGCCAACTTTCCAACAACGCTTAACACAGCAACTCAGGCTGATGTAGCGTTTGATTATTTTATTTATAACAGTAGTGGTCCATCAGTTGCCAACACCAATGGACAAGTTATTTGGAAAATTTACAATAATACTGTGTTTTCGTACAATTTTATTGCGTTAACGTACACACAAGCTGATTACACTGATAAATGGTATTTTTATATTTACGACAACTTTAAACCTTCAATCGGGTATACACGCGAATTGTTTACCAGTGGAGCAACAGCACCTTATACAAACACTTGTATGATTCGTGGAAATAAAATTGGTGAAAGCGCAGGACAAGTTGGCTGGCCCCTTGATTTGTCAAAAATTTTAGATGGCAGTGATTGGTATTCTGGCTCTCAAACACTTACAAACGTACCAGCATCATATACATTTAGTCGTATATATAAAAAAGGTCATATGTTGGGTGTTCAACGTAGCACACAATACTACATATCAAGCAATACTGGTGCTACTTGGACAGCATTGGCATAAGGGAAAAACATGAAACTAATTTTTAAACCAGATGGCGCACTTTGGATTATCAATCGCTCAGAAAGTGAACCAGATGTAGACGACTGCACATCGCTGATTGTATCCAACGATTTTAATCCTATCGCATCAGAAGTTGAAGGTGTTGCAACTTATAAAACGCTTGCCCAAGTGCAGGCAGAACTAGCAGCTTAAAAAAAATGAACCCCGCAGACATCCACTTAAAGTTTCCAGACGAAACCACAGCGACTAATTTGTTGCTGGCTAATGGCGTCTGGAGTCAAACAACTGACGAAGATAACATGGTGCATTACTTTGATTCACCTAATTATCTAACCGACGTTATTGGCCCTATTTACAAAGCTACTGGCAAAATGTTGATTGATGAAGAAGGCATGGAATATCCAGAGATGGCAAACATCGGTGGATGGCACGTTAATATGCGTGGTGTTGTGCCTACTGCTATTCAAAAATATGTTGTACAAGTTAATTCACCATACCGAATCTGGGATTAAAAAGGAATATTATGTCTACAATTACTGACTTAGAAAAAGAATTTTACGAACTATACATTGCCACTCCTCCATCAACTATTACTGATTTAAAAAAAGCTTTTCTTTCAGCAGTAGCTTTAGGTGGTGCAGGTAACGCACAAATTGCGACTGAAGCAGGTACAACTCGTACATTAAGTGCTACAGATGCTAATAAAATTATTTACTGTACATCTGGTAGTGCTGTAACTATTACTACAGCTTCTGGTTTGGGTGCAGGTTTTAATTGTACTATTATTCAAGGTGGTACTGGTAAAGTTACTGTTGCAGAAGGTGCGTCTACTACGCTAGTATCTTATTCTAGTTTATTTTCTACTATGGGGCAATATGCTGTTATTAGTTTAGTAGCTCCTGTAGCAGATACAATTATTGCAGCAGGTAATCTTGGTGTTTAAAAATGGAGTACCCAGAATTTGACCCAGTTAGATATGGTGTTTTATGGCAGCGTGTTCAAGAAATGGACAAAAAAATAGACAAAATGGAACGCCATGTCGAAGAACTTTTGGCTTTAGCTAACAAAAGTAAAGGTGGTTTTTGGATGGGTATGTCTATAGCTTCTGCTGCTGGTGGTTTTCTTACATGGCTTTTAACTTATTGGAATAGATAATGCTTGCTGAACTGGCTATTGCCAATGCTGCCTTTGGGGTAATTAAAGAAACAATTGCTAACGGTGGCGACATTATGGCAGCAGGGCAGCATTTATTTTCTTTCTTTGATAATAAAGCTAAGATTGCACAACAAGCATCTAAATCTGGGTCAGACTCAGAAGCTTTTTTTGCTTTAGAAACAATCAAGCAAAATGAAGCTGCATTAAAAGAAATGTTTATTTATCAAGGTCGTGCAGGTTTGTGGGATGATTGGTTACATTTTCAAGCAGAAGCTAAACGTAAACGTGAGGCAGAAGCAAAAGCACTCTTGTTAGCTAAAATTAAACGTAAAGAACTTATTTGGTCGTGGATTAACGGGATTATTATTACTGTTTGTGTTCTTACAGGTGTAGCTGCAATTGGTGGTCTTATCTGGGTAATTCTAACTAAGGGGCAATTATGATTCCACTTTTAGGTAGTTTAGTTGAGTTAGGTGGTACATGGCTTAAAGGTAAGCAAGAAGAAACACAAGCAAAATCTGAAGCTAAACTTGTAGAAATTAAATCTGAAGCAGAAATTAAAGCAGCTAAAGCTTTGTGTGCTACTAAAATGGCAGAAGCTGGACAGATGCAAAACTATGATTTAGATAGACTTGCTATGGAGCAAATGTCTAAAAGCTGGAAAGACGAAGTATTGTTACTAGTATTTTTAGCTCCTATGATTATGGCATTTATTCCTGACATGGATGTTTATGCATTAGCAGGATTTGAAGTTATTAATAAAATGCCAGAATGGTATCAGTACATTATTATTGGTATGGTAGTAGTTATTTACGGTATGCGTGGATTGCTAGAAAAGATTATAGATAAGAAAGTTGGTGTCAAATGATTTTTTTACCCGTTGCCTTTTATTGTTATGTAGCTGGTGCTTGTGTGTTTAATCATGGACAATTAACAACAGACGTAGCAAATTGTACAGCACAAAACACTGCTGCTGAAAAATTAATGAGTCAAGATAAGAATCTTGAGGCATATCAAACTACATGTATTGTTATAGAGCCAGATACAGCACAAGGTAAAGACGCATGAAATTAAGTAAGAATTTTAGTTTAGAAGAACTGACAAAAAGCGATACTGCTATTCGTCGAGGTATTAATAATGTTCCTTCAGAAGATGTTATTAATAACTTGCAAGAACTGGTAGACAATATTTTACAACCTATTCGAGATCGAATGGGTCCTGTTGTTATTAGTAGCGGTTACCGTAGTCCTGAACTAAATACAGCTATTGGTGGTAGTAAAACATCAGACCATTGTTTAGGCATGGCAGCAGACATTGAAGTGTTGGGTATGGACAACAAATTTGTTGCAGAATACATACGTGACAATATGTTGTTTACACAACTTATTTTAGAATTTTATAAAGATGGTGTACCTGATAGCGGTTGGGTACATGTAAGTTTTGACCCTAAAGACTTAAAGAAACAAGTATTACGGGCAATTAAAGTAAACGGTAAAACACACTATTCTACAGGATTTTAATATGCCACTCAAAAAAGGTAAAAGCAAAAAAGTTATTTCTGAAAACATTAAAACAGAAATGTCACATGGAAAACCTCAAAAACAAGCTGTAGCAATTGCACTACGTTCAGCAGGTAGACCTTTACCAGAACGTAACAGTCGAGCTAAAACAAATAAAAAAAATAAGAAAAAATGAAGGCCGTACTAGTTGAATGGGAAGATGCTTGTGACTTGGATACAACTCCTTGGAACAATATCGAAGAAGTAGAATATACGCCATTACTAGTAACACAAGTGGGATATGTAGTTTACGACGGTCCAGAAGGAATGATTTTAACTAATGCTACTACTGGTCAACAGTATGGTGTTCGGTCACAAATTCCTAAAGGAATGATAAGACGTGTAGAAACGTTGTATGGGGAAGATGATGAGTAAATATTTAGACGGTAGTGGTAAACGAGTTATATTAGGATTGTTTAAGGAATTTGCTCGTCCTGATGTAAAGTTTAAACCAGTATACACTTTAAAAGAATGGAAAGAAGTATTTCTTGATTTACGTGATCCATCAGAATACCAACCAGCTATGCACTTGTTGGGAGATTGGGACCACTGGAACGAAGTACGTAATCATCCTTTAATTAAACCACATGTTGATAAATGGCAAGAAGAGTTGTCAGTAAAACTTCGTAGTGAAGCTATTGCTCAAATGAAAACCCATGCTAAACAACCGGGAGGTACTGCTGCAGCTAAGTGGTTAGCAGATAAAGGATATGCCTCAGATGCCTCTAAAAAGCCTGTAGGACGTCCTAAACAAGAAAAGGTAGACCTACCTATACCTACAGGTCGAATTGCTGGTGATATGGCTCGTTTGGGTATTGTAATTGGAGGTAAACACTAATGCCTTATATGACTAATGGTAAGCGTGATTATTCTAAACAAAAAGAGAATGACGATAAAAATGCAAAAAATCGTGCTAAACGAAACAAAGCACGTCGCCAATTAACTCGTGAAGGCGTAGTTAGTAAAGGTGACGGTAAAGATGTAGACCATAAACGAGCACTAAGCAAAGGTGGTAGCACTAGCCGCAGTAATTTACGTGCTGTTAGTCGTAAAACTAACCGTAGTTTTTCTCGTACTAAAGATGGAAAGATGAAGTAATGGCTAAAGACCCTAGACTAGAACGTGCAGGTGTAAGCGGGTTTAATAAACCTAAGCGTACTCCTAGCCACCCTAAAAAAAGCCACGTTGTTGTAGCTAAAGAAGGTGACAAAATTAAAACTATTCGTTTTGGCGAACAAGGCGCTTCTACTGCAGGTAAACCTAAAGAAGGTGAGTCTGAGCGTATGAAGAACAAACGCGCTAGTTTTAAAGCTCGTCATGGTAAAAACATTGCTAAAGGAAAAATGTCGGCTGCATATTGGGCTGATAAAGTTAAATGGTAACTGACAAAGAACTTGTTAAACAAGCTGCAGAAGCTGATCTATTAACCTTTATTAGGTTGATTGCTCCGCACCGTATGCTTGGTGCTGTACACGAAGAGTTGTGCTCTTGGTGGGGACGTGAGGACGCTAAAGATAACCAATTAGTATTGTTGCCACGTGACCATCAAAAGAGTGCTATGATTGCTTATAGGGTTGCTTGGTGGATTACCAAACACCCTGAAACAACTGTACTCTACGTATCAGCTACAGCTAACTTGGCTGAAAAACAGCTTAAAGCTGTTAAAGATATTTTATTGTCTGACATTTATCGTTTCTATTGGCCTGAAATGGTTAATGACATGGAAGGTAAACGAGAGCGTTGGGCAGTAGATGAAATTAGCGTTGACCACCCTAAACGTAAAGCTGAAGGTGTTCGTGACGCAACTATTAAAGCTGCGGGTATTACTGCTAACGTAACCGGCTTACACTGTAATGTAGCCGTCCTAGATGACGTAGTTGTTCCTGATAACGCCTACTCTCAATTAGGACGTGACCAAGTACGAGCATTTTACTCGCAGCTTTCTTCTATTGAATCTACTGGTGCTAAAGAGTGGGCTGTAGGTACACGTTATCATCCTGCTGATTTGTATCGAGATATGATGGAAATGACTGAAGTTTATTTCGATGATGAGACAGATGAAGAGATTGAATTAGAAGTTTACGAAACATTCGAACGCACTGTAGAAGTTAATGGTGAGTTTTTATGGCCTAAACAACGTCGAACAGATGGTAAAACATTTGGATTTGACGCACGGGAACTTGCTCGTAAAAAAGCAAAATACTTAGATGTGACACAGTTTTATGCTCAATACTACAATAACCCTAACGCTGTTGAAACTCAACTTATTGACAGAAGCCGGTTTAATTACTATGAACGAAATAAAGTTGAGAATGTTAGCGGTGCATGGTATATGGACGACAAATTGTTGCACGTATATGCCGCAATGGATTTTGCTTACACAATAAACGCTAATTCTGATTATACAGTAATTGCTGTAATTGGTGTAGATGAAGATAACAATTATTATGTTTTAGATATTGATAGATTTAAAACAAATAAAATTAGTGTTATGTATGAAAAAGCAGAAACTGTATTTCGTAAATGGCGATTTAAGAAAATGCGTTGTGAAGTAGTTGCAGCACAAAGACTTATTGTAGGACAATTCAAAGATTATATGCGGAGTCAAAATATTGTATTTACAATTGACGAATATAATCCTCCACGTAATATGAGTAAGGCAGAACGTATTGCTACTATTCTAGAACCTCGGTATAATAATAACCAAATTTGGCATTACAAAGGCGGTAATTGCCAGATTTTAGAAGAAGAACTCATTATGAATAACCCAGAACATGATGACGTAAAAGACGCAATAGCAGCTTGTGTAGAGATTTGTAAAGCTCCCGTAGGTAATCGTATGTGGGGTAAACGTACAAACGTAATTCAATTTAATTCTAAATTCGGAGGAGTAGCGTATTAACGCTTAATTATTATGAACGAAAATATTCAAACGGCTTTTGATGATGACGCATTGGCAGTTAAAATTGCTGACATGTGGACACGTTGGGATAGCGCACGTTCTGTGTGGAAATCAGACCAACAAGAATTACGTAATTATCTATATGCCACAGATACACGTAAAACATCTAATAGTAAATTGCCGTGGAAAAACTCTACAGTTACACCTAAGTTAACTCAAATTCGTGACAATTTACATGCCAATTACATGGCTGCATTGTTCCCTTCTGATAATTGGTTTAATTGGGAAGCAGACGATAAAGATAAAGACTTGTTACAAAAGCGATATGCTATTGTTAATTATATGAAACAAAAACTTAAAGCATCTCGCTTTGAATTACTTGTTTCTCAATTAGTATATGATTACATTGATTTTGGTAATGTATTAGTTACTTACGATTATGTACGAGATATTATTAGCGACAGTGATGGTAATGTAGTTAATAAATACATAGGTCCACGTGCATATAGAATTAATCCTTCTGACATTGTATTTAATCCTTTGTCAGAAACATTTGAACAAACTCCTGTAGTTCGTCGCATGTTAAAGTCATTAGGTGATTTGTTAACTGATGTGGAAACTAAACCTGCTTTGAATTATGATAAAGGCGTAATTAAAAAGGTAATGGCATTTCGTCAAAGTTATCGAGATGACCCTGAATTTAAAAAAACATATAACCTTTCTATTGATGGTTTTGGTAGTGTTGAAGAGTATTTAGATAGTGATATGGTGGAATTGTTAGAGTTTTGGGGTGACATTTATGACCCTGAGACTAACACATTATTGCGTAATCAACTCGTTACTATCGTAGATCGTAAATGGGTTTTACGTAAACAAAACAACCCCTTATGGACAGGTTCTAAACCAATCTATCATTGTGGCTGGCGTTTGCGTTCTGATAATCTTTGGGCACAAGGACCCTTAGATCAATTAGTTGGTATGCAATATCGTATTGACCATTTAGAAAACTTAAAAGCTGACGTATTTGATTTAATTGCTTACCCTGTAATGATTATTAAAGGTAATACAGTTGAAGAATTTGAATATGCTCCCGGTGCTGAAATCTTTGTTGGTGATGAAGGCGATGTACAATTCTTACGTCCAGATGCAACAGCACTAAATGCAGATATGCAAATTCGGGAATTAATGTCTCGAATGGAAGAATTAGCTGGTGCTCCTAAACAAGCTATGGGTATTCGTACTCCCGGTGAAAAAACTAAATACGAAGTACAAGCACTAGAAAATTCAGCAGGTCGTATTTTCCAAAGTAAAGTTAGTTGGTTTGAGCGTAACATTCTTGAACCTCTTCTTAACGGTATGCTTGCAGAATCTATGCGTAATTTTGAAGGGGTTGAGCGTATTCGTACGATTGATGAAAAATATGGCACAGAATCTTTTATTGAAGTTACAAAACAAGACCTATCCGCTGCTGGCAAAATTTACCCAATTGGTGCTCGACACTTTGCGGAACAAGCTAGATTCATTCAAGAACTCGCCCAAACCGTGCAGACTGTGCAAGCTATTCCAACTGTGGCTGCTCACATCAGCGGTAAAGCTATTGCTAAAGCTCTTGAAGAAAATTTAGGTTGGCAAAACTATAAGATTGTGCAGGATAATGCCGCAATCTTTGAACAAGCTGAGACACAACGTTTGATGAATCAAGTGCAAGAAGACATTGCTGTAGAGTCTACGATTGATCCGTCCTTAGATGCAGGGGTTGAACAACCTCCACAAATGTGATATAATTATATATTTATATAAGGATGTATTATGAATAAACTATTATTAAATAATAAACCTAAAGATACTAGTAATGAAGAGTTTATTAAACTATGGAATAATAGTAGTTATATACTAGAAAGTTTGTATAAAACTTTAAAGGATATGGAAAAAGAATTAGACACAGTTAAAAAAGATGACTTTGACTGTCCTAATCATTATGCTAAACTGGCTTACAATGCAGGCCAGTGTCGCATGATTGACACAGTTATCAATTTATTGCCGCAAGGTGTTAAATTATAACGTTTTTTAAAAACAAGACTCTAACACTTATTTAGGAGAGAGCATGACCGATGCTACAATTTTCAACGGTGAAAGTACCAACGACACCCCAACTCCCGAGGCGACAACCGAAGGACAACTGTTTCCAGCTTTAGTTGGAGAGAGTCAAAAATATAAAACCCCAGAAGACTTGGCAAAAGCTTATGCTAGTGCTGACCAGTTTATCGAACAACTCAAAGAGGAAAATCGTAAACTGCGTGAGCAAGCTGCATCAGCTAAGACAATTGATGAGGTTTTAGAACGTATATCAAAACAAAGCGAAGTACCAGAGTACGACAATTCTCCTGCTCAGGAATTCAATCCTGAAATTGTACAGCAGCTTGTAGAGAAGACGTTAGTAGGTAGAGAGCAATCTCAACGCAAAACAAATAACTTGTTGCAAGCCGATAAACTTATGAAAGAGAAATTCGGTGACAAGGCTTTGGAAGTGTTTCAGCAAAAAGCTAGTACACCTGAAAAAGCAAAGATTTTGATGGAGTTAGCTGCTACCGACCCTGTTGAGTTTGCATCATTGTTTGCAGGAACACCTAGTGTTACTAATAACATGGATGTAGGATCAATGAACACAACTTCTGTATCTTCAACTGGAGGTAATAGGGCTAACATTGAAGGCACTAAAGAATGGGCTGCTAAAGTTCGTTCTGAAAATCCTTCTAAGTATTGGTCCCAAGAATTTCAGTATAAGCTACAACAAACTGTTACAAAAAACCCGACCCTATATTTTGGTCAATAAGGAGATTTTAAATGGCTGGAACCGATTACGCAAAAGTTAACGAACACTTGGTTCGTACAGAACTCTGGTCTTCAGAGTTAAAGGACATTCTACAAGAACAATTGATGGGCACTAAATATGTCCGTATGTTGAATGGCTTCCCCGATGGTAACCAATTTACCATTCCTTCCGTTGGTGAATTGCCAATGCGTGAAGTTGCTGAACTTACCCCAGTAACTTATGACGCAATGGACACTGGTGAATTTACGTTCAGTATCGACCGTTACGTTGAAGCTGCTACGTACATCACTGACAAAGCTAAACAAGATAGTTATTATGCCCAACAACTGATTGGCATGTTCCCTTCTAAAATGCGTCGCGCATTGGATGAGAACTTGGAAGGTTCAGTTATGGGTTTGGTGAACACACAAACAGCTAACGATACAAACACCATTAACGGTGCTGACCATCGCTTTGTTGCTTCTGGTTCAACCAACACTGTGTTGTCTCTTGACGATTTTGCTAAAGCTAAATACGCTTTGGACAAAGCTCAAGCAGGTGGTATGCGTGTTGCTATTATTGATCCGTCACAAGAATATGTGTTTAACACATTGGTTGGTGCACAAGCGTTTATTAACAACCCTGCATTTGAAGGTATTGTTAACGGCGGTTTTGTAAACAGCGTTACGGGTATGCGTTTTATTAAGAACATCTTTGGTTTTGACGTGTATGTATCCAACTTCTTGGGTACTCCTACCGACACAACTATTGACTCTGTATCTGTCCCTGCTTCACCTGTTACTAACATTTTCATGTCTGTTGGCGGTGATTTGACACCTTTCGTAGGTGCATATCGTCAAATGCCTAACGTTGAATATGAGCGTAACAAAGACATGCGTCGTGATGAATACGTGATGAACGCACGTTTTGGTTTGAAGTTGTACCGTCCAGAATGTGTGGTTGGTGTGATTTCTAAGAGCACTATCTAAACATTGAAAGGATAATATAAAATGACTCGTAAATCTACTTGGACTAACGCTGATGGTTTGGTTGTGGGCTTTGGCCCTAACTATCCAGAGCGTAATGTTGCTGGTGTCATCGAAACCGATGGCGTTGTTAAAGAAGCTCGTTTAGCTATTACTTATCAAAGTTCTGGCGCTACTGTTGCCCTGCCTGCAGGCTCAGTCGTGTTGGATGTGGTAATGAAAGTTGGTACGGCTTGGCTTGGTGGTACTAAGGTTGAAATTGGTGATGGTGACGATGCTGATGGCTGGATTTCAGCTACGCAAGGTGCTACTGCTAACTTGACTGTTGGTGCTACTATCCGTGCTGCTGGCGACTACGCTATTGGTGATGCTGCTACCAATAAGGGCTTGGGTAAAGTGTACGCTTCTGCTGACACTTTGGACGTTGCTATTACTGGTAGCTATACTGCCGGTACTGCTGACGTTTTTGTTCGCTACATTTAATGTAGTATGAAGGAGGGGACATTGTGTCCCTTCCTTTTCCTATTGGAGAAATATTTTGGCTAATGTACAACACAGCGCACTAACTGATCCTAATATTCACGAACCTAAAGGAATTGCTTCTGCAAGTGTCGGCGAAGTTTATGTAGCTGACGGTGCTGGTAGTGGAGCGTGGGAAACTATTGCTGGACATAGTTATGGTGACTTATATATTTCAAATAACTCTACATCATTTACTTTAGCTGCTGCTAGTGCTTTAACCAAACTAAACCCTTCAAGTGCTTGGGTTGCAAACGGGTATCAAAACATTACTCCTTCTGCTGCTGATGCACAATTTACAATTACACGTGGTGGTGTTTATCAATTAAATTTTTGGATTGTTTTTCAAACAGCCGCTATTTCAAGTGGGGCAGTATATAACTTTCATTATAATGTTAGTGGAACATCTTCTACACGAAAAGTATATGTTACAAAACCTACTAATAACGTAGATACACTTCATTTAGCTAGTAATGGATATGTAACACTAACTGCTGGACAAACAATATCTATTTACGTTGGTGGAGATGGTACATCTTCGGGAACAGCTATTGTAGTTAAAGAAGCTGGTTTAAATTGTTTGTTAATTGACCCTGCATAAGGATGTGTTATGGCTAAGATGACTCTTTTAGATATGACGCAGAACATCCTTTCTGCCTTAGACTCCGATCCCGTAGATAGCATTGATGAAACTGTTGAATCTGTACAAGTTGCTGAATTAATTAAAGAAGCATACTTTGAATTACTTAGCCAGCGTGACTGGCCTTTTTTGTTTAAATTAGGACAATTAGTGGCGTTAGGTGATGTTGCTAATCCTACTAAAATGAAATTGCCGGATACGTGGAATAAAGTAAAGTGGATTAAATATAATAAAAAAGAAATTCAATACGTTGATCCACAAACATTTCAAGACATTATTGACACTCGTACAGCACAAGCTAATGTTGTAAATAGTAATGGCTATGTTATTAACGCAGACCCAGTGTATTGGACTAGTTTTGATGACACACACATTCTTTTTGATGGATATAATATTAGTGTAGAAGCTACGCTACAAGCTAACAAAACAAATGCGTATGGTACAGAACAGGCTACATGGGTACATTCAGATACATTTACTCCTAGTATTCCTGAAAAGTTTTTTCCAACACTTCTTGCTGAAGCTAAAAGCCAAGCCTTCATTAACTTAAAACAACAAGTTAATGCTCGTGAAGAACGCAAAGCAACTCGTGGTCGTATGGCAATGCGTAACGAAGTTTGGCGTAATGAGAATGGTGAAATTAAGTATAACACAAAGGTTAATTATGGACGAAATTAAAAAGCAATCTACGTTAGACGATGTTATGCATAAAAGTGCTGTTAAAAAACAAATTGCTAAAGAACGTAAAGAAGAAAAAGAAACGCTTAACATTGTTAATAAATTAGTAATTGATCGTACACCTTCTGGATTGTATAGTTGCCGGTATTCTATGCGTGGGCAAGTACCTGAAGAATTAAAAGGATTGTTTACACGTAAAGATCGTATTTTAGAGATATGTAATAAACGTAATATCAGCGTAGAAGAACTAACTGTATAAGGATTATTATGGCAGTACAAGCCTCAGCATTAAATGCGTTTACGTTTGTAGGTGGTCTTAACACTGAAGGCGGTTACTTTGTTATTCCTGAAAATAGCTATGTAGAAGGCGTTAATGTTGTTCCACAAACTGATGGTTCAATTGAACGTAGAACAGGCATAGATTATGAATCTGGTTATTCTTTGTTTAATTCTGCTATTACTTCTGATTCAAAAGACTTGTGGGCATTTACCACAGGCACATGGTCAACCGTTGCAGGTGATGGTAACTTAGATTTTTTTGTAGTGCAGTATGGTTACCGACTTATTTTTTATAGTGCTAGTTCAGGTAACATTAGTCCTACTAAAAAATCATTTAGTATTAATTTAAACTCTTATCGTGCTCCCGGAAATACAGAAATTAACGGTACTGCTGTATGTAGTTTTGCTTCTACATACGGTAAGCTTATTGTAACAAGTCAAAATACAATTCCATTATTAGTAACGTATAATGTAGCAACAGACACATTAAGCGTTGAAAAATTAAATATTAAAATTAGAGACTTTAAAGGTATTCCTTTAATTACTAGTAGCGGTGTAACTGTTGAAAACACAGCAGAATACACAGCCGCTGAGTGGACTGCTTTAGGTGTTCCATTAGCTGATGTAACATACAACTTGTATAATCAAGGTTGGAAAGATGAAGAGATTGATGCGTATAGAGTAGCTAATGGTGGTACGCCTGCTGCAGGACCCGTAGCTGCTGATCCTACGAATGGTAAATATCCATCTAACACTAAAAGTTGGATTTACGGTAAAGATACTTCCGATGACTTTGATCCAGAAGTTTTAAACAAACAAGACTTTGGAAATAGTCCTGCACCTAAAGGACATTTTGTTATTGATCCTTTTGAGGATTACACATATCGCCCTAGTGCATGTGGCTTTTTTGCTGGTCGTGTGTGGTATGCTGGTTTGCCTACATCTGACCTTTTAGGCACTGTGTTTTTTAGTCAAGTTTTAACAGACATTACTAAAGCTCCTAATGCATACCAAGTAAATGATCCTACATCAGAAGTCATTAGTGATTTGTTTGATGATGATGGTGGAACAATTGAAATTCCCGAGGCTGGAGAAATTGTTTCTTTGCAGCCTATTGGTCGTGGAATAATGGTTTTTGCTAGTAATGGTGTATGGTTTATTTCTAACATTGACCAAGGGTTTACAGCTTCTAG